TTTAGCAGAAGAATTAAAAAGGTTTAAACAAGAAAAAAGACTAAAAGATTTTAATGATTTACTTTTAGATTTTATTGCAAAAGAAACTACACCAAGTTTTAAAGTTTTATTTATTGATGAAGCACAAGATTTATCTTTGTTGCAGTGGGAGATGGTAAGAAAACTTTGGAGTAATGCAGAAAAAACTTATATTGCTGGTGATGATGATCAAGCAATATTTAAATGGGCAGGCGCAGATGTAGATCATTTTATTGCACTCAAAGAAGAAGTAAATGATATAAAAATTTTAGATCAATCTTATCGTATACCTGGTGGACCCATTCACGAACTATCACAAAAGATAATTGGTCAAGTACAAAATAGATTTGATAAAGAATATAAACCAAGAACAGAAGAAGGAATACTCCGTAGATATTCTGACGTTACACAAGTAGATATGTCAGAAGGTAATTGGTTAGTATTATCTTCTGCAAATCATTTTTTAGATTCAGTAAAAGAAGTATGTGAATTACGAGGATGGTATTATCAATACAAAGGTAGCAACTCTATACCTTTAAAATTATTATTAGCTTTAAATAATTGGGAAGCTTGGCGTAAAGGTTCTATGTTGAACCATTTAGAAATAAAAAATATTTATGAATATCTTGGATCAAATGTGTTGGAAGGTTTTAGAAAAGGTAAAACATTACATTCTGATGATCGTTATACATTACAAGAGTGTAAAGACAAACACGGTTTGATTACAGATAAAGTTTGGTTCGAATCTTTTGAAGGATTAGATACCATAACTGAAAACTATATTCGTAATATGAGGGCGAATGGAGAAACATTAAATAGAAATCCTCGTATAATAATGTCAACAATACACGGAGCGAAAGGAGGAGAAGCTGACAAAGTCTTATTGATGCAAGACTTAACAAACGCTGCACTTGAAACATTTAGCTATGATCCAGATGAATTACATAGATTGTTTTACACTGGAGCGACGAGAGCGAAGCGTGAATTACACGTCTTGGATCCAAGAGATTTTGATAAGGCTTATTTAATATGAAATGTTTTTATTGTGATGAAGATGTTCTTTGGCAAAATGATTTTGATGCTGAAGACGTAAATCCAGATTCAAATTATACAATTATTTCTTACTACGATTGTAAAAATTGTGGTGCGTGGTACGAAGTTTATCAAAACCCAAAGGAGGAAAATGACACATAAAGAATTATTTAAAGGTACAACATACGATAGTTTAGAAAAGCAGGTCGGCGGGAAACATTATAAAAATTTTCGCATACAGCCAGCACAATTTATAAACGAAAATAGACTTGAGTTTGCTGAAGGAAACGCTATAAAATATATTTGCAGACATAAATTTAAAGGTAAAGAAGAGGACGTGAGAAAAGCAATTCATTATTTAGAAATGATATTAGAGAGGGATTATTCGTGAGGAGTACACAAATTCCTCTGTTCACACCAGAAACAGAATGGGTTATGCCTGAAGAACTAAAAGATCTTCGTGGGGCCAAAGAAATAGCAATTGACTTAGAGACGAATGATCCTCAGTTATTAGAGCTAGGCTCTGGTAATGTCACTGGAAAAGGGCACATTGCTGGCGTTGCGGTGGCCGTAGAGGGGTGGTCAGGCTATTTTCCTATACAACACGAGTCTGGTGGAAATATGGACAAAAAACTGGTTTTTTCGTGGCTCCAAGACTTATTCAATCAAGAGGATTCTACCTTTATATTTCACAATGCAATGTATGATATTTGTTGGTTACGATCAGCAGGACTAACAATCAAAGGTAAAATTGTAGATACAATGATAGCGGCCAGTTTGATTGATGAAAATAGATTATCGTACCGATTAGATATACTTGCAAAACATTATGTGGGTATGGGTAAGGATGAAAATATTTTACAAGCCGCAGCAAAAGAATACGGACTCGATGCAAAAAAAGATATGTGGAGATTACCCGCGATGTTTGTTGGGCAGTACGCGGAGCGTGATGCAGAGTCTACACTTAAACTTTGGAAACGATTAGAAACAGAATTATACCATCAAGAACTTTGGGATGTATTTAATTTAGAGACAAAATTATTTCCGTGTTTAGTAGATATGAGATTCAAAGGTGTCAGAGTCGATCTCGACAAAGCTGACAAAATTAAAAAATATTTAATAGATAAAGAGCGAAAAATAATTAATAAAATCAAGGACTTAACAGGAGTTGATGTAGAAATTATGGCGGCTCGAAGTATTGCAAAAGCTTTTGACAAATTAAAACTACCGTATGACAGAACTGCAAAAAGTAATGAACCAAGTTTTACAAAAAACTTTTTACAAAACCATCCACACGAATTACCAAAAGCAATTGCTGAAGCAAGAGAAATAAATAAAGCACATAGCACATTTATAGATTCAATAACTAAACACGCAGTTGATGGAAGAATACACGCAGATATAAATCAAATAAGATCAGATCAAGGTGGAACTGTTACAGGAAGATTTAGTATGTCTAATCCAAACCTACAACAAATTCCTGCAAGACATCCAGAGTTAGGTCCTTTGATTAGATCTATTTTTATTCCAGAAAAAAATACAACGTGGGGATCGTTCGACTACTCACAACAAGAACCAAGAATTTTAGTACACTATGCAAAGCTACAAAACTTAACTGGTGTAGATGAAATTGTAGATGCGTACAATGCAGGTGATGCAGACTTCCACCAGGTTGTTGCAGATATGGCAGGCATTGAACGTAAACAAGCTAAAACTATTAACCTTGGTTTGATGTATGGTATGGGTAAAAATAAATTAATGGCAGAACTAGGTTTGATGAAAGAGTCTGCAGAAAAACTAATTAGACAATATCATTCAAGAGCTCCGTTTGTAAAACAATTGATGGATAATGTATCACGTAAAGCAAATGATCGTGGTAAGATTAGAACACTAGGTGGTCGGGCCTGTCATTTTGATTTATGGCAACCTGTTCAATTTGGTGTTTATAAACCATTACCATTAGAACAAGCACGAAAAGAATATGATGAACCATTAAAACGTGCATTTACTTACAAAGCATTAAATAAATTAATTCAGGGATCCGCCGCAGATATGACAAAAAAATCAATGGTGGCACTCTATGAAAATGGTATAGTACCACACATTCAAATTCACGATGAAGTAGATATTTCTGTTGAGTCTGATGCAAAAGCAGAAGAGATAATACAAATTATGGAGTCTGCAGTAGAATTAAAAGTCCCTAACAAAGTAGATTACGAGGCGGGGGCTAACTGGGGTGATATTAAGTAATGGCATATTTAAACGCAAACATACCAACCATTTATGCACAGGTGAGAAGGGAGTATTTATATGATCTTAAAAAGCATCACGGAGAAGTTGAAGACTGTATTATCTTCGGTATTACTAGTATGGGGGGCCGTGCTATATTATTTCACGCTCTTATGGGTAACGGTGCAATATTTTATCGCTTACCAATTAGCGCGTTTATTCAAAAGGGATTTGACCCATCCAGAGTGCCCACAAGAAGACTTGATGAACTGGAGCTTTGGAATTGTTTTTCTTATTATCCTACTGTCACTCATTGGGCTATTTTAAGCGCAGCTTCAGGTTATTATTTTGGTAAAGATAAAAAGAAACACTATGGATCTTATTTATTTACAGTTGACTGGGGACACCCAGATGCTAATATACTAGATACTGACCATTCAGAGATACCGCACGAACATAAGTGCGCTCACATAATTGCTTTAGATGATGGCAATTTTGCAGCACAACCTAACAACAGATGTATATGGGATTTACCTTCATTCACTGTCAAAGATAATGTGCCTGATTGGAAAGTACAGACTAATGAATGGAACGTGGAAGATTCAGGTAAGTGGAGAACCGCTGATACTGATGACTTCTTCTACGAGATCGAGGAGCAAAAAGATGATTGAAAAAATTAAAAATTCAGCAATGCACTACTGGCACGAGCATAAAGTAGTAGTAATTGTAGTGGCTGTTATTATTGCTGCAGCACTGATATTGTAGGTTTTATGACGGGAGATTGTTATGGATTACAGATTCACCGCAATTCTCATCATTTTACTTTGTTTACTAGCAGTTTTTGTTAGGCCCAATAATCCCACATTGAAAATTGATGGCAAAGATTATATACTGCCGAAACCAAAACCAAAATTAAATGAGTAATAAACCTTTAAATATTTCGGAGTCGGCGGCTGTGCAAATGCCGATGAAAACGGTAGCTAGCTTAATTTTGCTAGTCGCAGCCGGCGTCTTCGCATACACCGAGTTGACGGCCAGGTTGGTATCGTTGGAGACGTCACGTGAGTTGTTTGAAAATGATTTGTTAAAGAAAAGTGAGCAAGTGCCCACGGACCAGGAACAACATTTTTTAATCGAGGATCTTTACAAAACCGTTGAGAAAATGGAACAAACACAAGAAATGAATATGACTAACAAAGTTAATATAGAATTTTTAAGAGAACAATTAGATAAAGCACTAGCTGACATTGAAGAATTAAAAGATAAAGTTAGAGAAAATGGAAAGAATTACTAGAAAAATATTTGATTACATCTATGAGATGAAAAGAACGTTAACAAATAAACGTTTAGCAAAAGATTTAAGAAAAGAAGTAGAAATAGGTGCTACAGGCACACAAAAATATAGAATTAAAAAAGGACCTAACAAGGGTAAAATTTTATGACAGAGTTAATTATAGCCCTTCTTATGATTGTCAATGGAGAAATTAAAGAACATAGAATACAAGAAACTATGTCTGACTGTTTGAAAGGGAAAAGGGTTGCAATGAGATCAAATAAAAATAATAATATTCAGTACCAATGCATAAAGTCGAAGGCTGAACTCGAGAAAAATATAGATGGATCTTTTTCTATAAAGAAGTTAATACTGGAGTAATGCCAAAAAATTTTACATATAAAGTAGAAGTCGTAAATGGAAAATGTCCAACGTGTGAAGAATTTACGATGTTAGTTGCAATGTCTAAAGAATACTACAGGTGTATGACTTGTGGTGCAGACTTAGAGCAACACGTAAATGGTAAGATAACATACTTACCGGCAATCACAGCACCAAAAGGAGCAACACCTTTTGTGAAAGAATGGGCGGACGACGATGGCGAAAAAGTTTAAAGACTTTATTGCACACGAACCTACCTTTCACAAAACGAGTATTGGACGTAATCCTAGTAAAGCAAAAATGAACAAGTCGCGTCGACGTTCGTGGAAGAAGTATCGCGGTCAGGGAAAGTAATGAAATTTTTATTAACGGTGTTTATCTGCTCTGTTTCGGCAGGAGGGGATTGTAGAACTACAGAAGATTATCCAAAAGTATTTGATGATCATTATGATTGTATCAGAGCGGGGTTGTCTGAATCTTATGAAATTATATACGCAGAAAAACATTTTACCAAAGAACAAATAAACAACTTACAGTTGTATCCTAAATTTACTTGTAGTCCTGTTGAGGATGAAGGTAAAATTGTAACTTAGAATAATTATAAACTGTCTGCCCGTCCCAAGAAAGGGACGAACAAACAAAAGGTGTGAGAAGAGAGCTTCTTTTTATCTTAAAAAAATAACACTTGCAAATACTATTTTTCTGTTGTAATTTCCCATAAAATTATGAGAAGACAATTAATTAGAAAGGAAACAAATGTCAGAAAATGAAATGAAAATATTATTAGCTTTAACAAGCAACATTAGAATAGGTGTTTTAATGTTAGATAGAGCTAATGATTTAAAAGAAATGGAGCTTCTTCTTAAATATCCAGAGCATAAAGATATGATACAAGATGAAGCTTATGAAGAAAAAAGAGATGAAATGTTAAAAGGTACTCAACCTTATACATTAAAAAGATTTGAGGAAGAGAGGAAAGGAACCAATGGCAGATCCAAATAAATTTAAATCTGTATCAGTACCAATTGATACTTACAAGAAACTTCGCTTTCTTGCTAATGGTAAATTTTTAGATGCAGAACTAACAGTCAGTAAAACAATCGAAGCGCTCGCATCAAGAGCAGCTAAGAAGTTAGGATATAAAAATGGAAAAGCGAAAGATAATTTGTCCTGAGTGTAGAGGCAACGGCTTTACATACAACGATATTAAAAAAGATTTGTTTGATGTAGAGCAATGTTTAATCTGTAACTCCGAAGGTGAGTTAACCGTTTGTGGTGAGACGGAAGATAAGTTTAAAGACGTGGTAAATCGTGCACGGTTGCAATGAACGACACCGACATAGCTTATATCGCCGGTTTGTTTGACGGCGAAGGTTCGATTCATATAAGACGTGGTATTGAAAAAAAGAAAAAACATAACAACAAACCAGGTTATAGATTATCGAATAGTATGAGATTATCTATGGAAATTACTATGACTGACCGTAGTGTTTTAATTTGGTTGCACGAAGTATTAGGTGTTGGGACCTTAACTCCTAAAACTGTAAAAGGTAAACGAGTTGATGGAACACCTTATCTAAAACAATGGCGATGGCGTTGCACATTCCGTGATGCATTTAAAGTTTGTTGTTTATTGTTTCCTTACGCTCATACTAAACTTGGTAAGATACAACAAGTTATTGAACACTATACTAGTATCCCTAAAGAAGTTGTAAAAGATAATGTGGTTAACTTTGAACATTATAAAATGTGGATTAAAAAATAATGAAACTAAATAATTTATATAGATACCCAAAAACGGTACGAGAGGCGATTGAAGGTAAACGTCATTATAATATTAATGATAAAGAAAAATTACCGAGCGTTACAACCATTCTGAGTAGCACAGAAAGTGAGGAAAAACGCCAAAAATTAGCCGAATGGCGTGAACGAGTGGGTCAAGCTACAGCTGAAAAAATTACTGAAGAGAGTGCCGCGAGAGGTACTGCGATGCATAAAATTTTAGAGAAATATATTTTACAACAAGGTTATCTTGATTTAACAAACGTGGGTCGCGAAGCGCACAATATGGCGATTCGAGTTATTGAACAAGGTCTTTGTAATGTTCCTGAGTATTATGGAACGGAATGTACTTTGTATTATCCTGGTCTTTATGCCGGGCAAACTGATCTCGTTGGTGTACACAAAGGTGAGGATGCGATTATAGACTTCAAACAAACGAACAAACCGAAGCGTCGAGAGTGGATCGAGGATTACTGTCTGCAATTGGCGGCGTACGCAATGGCGCATAATTTTATTTACAAAACAAAAATTTCCAAAGGTGTGGTTATGATGTGTAGTAAAGATAATTATTACCAAGAGTTTGTCATCGAAGGTTTGGAGTTTCAAAAATATAAACATAACTTTTTAAGGAGAGTGGATGAATATTATAAAGGAAGATCAAAGAAGATTGGATAACATAGCTAATATGTATTGGAAAACATCTGGTGAGATGAGAGAAATGTGGGGTCGTAAATGGTACGAGTTATTAAAACTAATAGGAAGGAAATTAGATGAGAGTCAGAGACTTACAACAGATTCTAGAAAAATTCACTAACGGTCAGAAAGGCACAATGATTTCTGATTGTCCGATTTACATTGAAACCCAATCTGGACACTTGGAAGATTTGAGAAAGATTGAGGTACAAGAAAGTGTAGTGATAGGTGATGCTAACCCAGCGCGGTTAGTGTTCAAGGCGGATGAAAGGAGATTGTTTAGATCGCTGACCTATAAACAGAGTTAAGGATCCCTTGGGAGTGGGGTGGAAGCGAGAGTGGAAGCCCCACGAAAATTATGAAAAAAGTAACAATACAGTCTAAAGATATATCCCCGAAGCAATGGTCAAATCTTATTGTGGAGCTGAACTTAGTGCGTAAGGCGTGGAAACCCTATGCAACGATAGAGCTACGCGGAGCGGGGGTGAAGAAAATAGTGAAAAATGGCGAGAAAAAATACAAACTTTAGAATGCTTCTTAGAATCATTCTAAGTGTGCCAAACTATAGTGGAATATTTGGGCAAATTTTTTTTTCAGTGATAAAAAAAAACTGGTGGCACAGGTGGCACAGTGCCAAAAATAGGCTAGAAGTGTTGGTATTAGCGAATAATAGGTGTGCCACGGCGTTGAATTATGGTGGCACAGCGTGGCACAAATGGTGATTTTATTGACTTTTTTGCAAATATGCCTTGGCACAGTCAAATTAGTGTTGATTTTACTAGCTTTTTCAGGAATGTATTCGGCGCGCGCGACCCTTTTTGGTTTTTTAAAAACTTTTTTGCCCAAATATTCCCCTATAGAGTATAAACCCAGATATGAAACGTCCTAAAAAATCTAAATACAAATCTGTTGTTATCAACAAGAAGCGATATTACTATTACAAAATTACCTGGATTGATCCGACAGGTGATAGCGGGCACGCTACACATCACGACTCGTATGGTTTGATACCATCTACGATGATAACCCACGCTTATGTATTTGATAAGAATAAAAAATACATATGGACGTTTGCATCTTACGAAGAGAATGATGAGTTATTTTCTGATAGAAATGTATTTCCTGTTGGGTGTATAATTAAAATGGAAAAAATAAATGAAAAATAAAACCTTGACTAAGAATATGCCTAACGTAAAATGGGATCAACTACCACCAAGACGTGGGCCCAATCCACAAGGATTAAATTATGGAAATGTACACAGGAATAACAAACAAGTGGTCACTAGTAAAAAAGTTTCCAAGAAGAATATTTAGTAAAATTATTTCTTCTTTGAATCACTATCAAGGCTTGCTTGTTCTATTGATTCTTCTATCTCTTCTTCTGGGGTAATATTAATTAAAGTTTTATGGTCGTCTAAGATTTGTTTCATCTTAGCTTCTAATTCTTTTTCAGACATATTATCTAGATTACCAGACAAGACTAGTTTTTGATCTACATATAAACCACCCGCTTTACCTCTAGCTATCTCTGCGTTTATGGCGGCTGACCACGCACCTTTTTCACGTGCGTCCTCTCGTAGCTTTGCTAGTTCACCAATGTGTTTTTCAAAAGTGATTCCGTATTTTTCTTGTATCTCTGCTCGTAGCTCACCAATGTATTTAACAACTAATGGTGATAATTTTGGATTACGTAGCTCGCTCGCAGCCTGACGCGGTCTAGTCTTATATCCTGCCTCATACGCACATTCGCTTGGGCTCTTGCGTCCTTCATTGTATACAAGTAATTCTGCAAACTTTTGTTGTCGTTCCGTAAGATTTTTAGGTAGTCCCATAGCTTGTGCTCTTACCGTAATATAACGTATATGTCCAGTTAATTATGATTTTTTGATTTCAAATTCAAATGGCTTGACTTCTTCACCTTCATCAAATTTTTCAGCAAACTTAGAGCATTGCTCTATATCGTTTATTGAATCTTGATCAACTAATTCTTTATAGTCATTATCTGGGTCTTGTACTGAAATATAAAAAAGTTCGTGGAACATTTTATATTCATCTGGATCATCACACCACCCCACTGATACATTCTTCCACTGAAAATGATCCCATACTGCTAACGCAATTGGACAACATTCTTTTGGGTTAACTTCTGTTTTACTTCTATATAAAATAGCCGAATCAATATGTTTTTGTTTAACCTTTATTTTCATATTACTCCTTCAAAGTTTTTTTAATATCATTAAATAATTTCTGACCCTCTTTTGTTAAGTCGGTGTCTGTAAAAAATTCCTCAAGTGTGTAGTCATCCATATATTCTGAAAACACACATAATAATTTATTAGCTAGTGCATCTAACTTTTTGTTGCGCTCGTATGCCTCTGCTCTATTCTTACTATCTCTATAGTCGTGTCCATCATCTCGTTGTGTCATTCTTCTACCTCCACTGTGTCTATTTCAAAATCACCCGCTGATTCTTCATTAAAATCTTTATAGTCTTCTGGGTGCATCTCGCTCGCTATCTGTTCTGCTTGTTTTTTATTTTCTGCTTCAACTATTGTTTCGTATGTATGGTAAATAGTTTCACCCGCTATTATTTTATATTTTTTCATTTGTCCCTCGCTTGTTTTTTAAAAAAATAATCATACTCTTTAAAAAACTCTTCTTTACTTTCGTATGTTTTAGTTTCATAAAATTTCTCTTGGTGTCCCTCTTCATCCCTTCCAAACTCTAATCTTAACTCTGCATAAGGATCATCGGGTTTATCGTAAAATTCCTCTACAAATCCATTACTCCAACCGTCTTTGTAATAATTTTCTGATCTCATAACTTCTGATAAAAAATCTGCAAAGTTAGATAGATTGTCTTTAGACCATTCTCTTTTTAATTTTGAAGTATCATAGTAAAAATTCATTCGTCCCCCTCTTCGTCTTCATCATCCTCGTGCCAAAAAACAATATTATTTTCTATATCGTGATCTGCTTTTTTTAACTCTTCTTTTGTATAGGTATCTAAATACCCCCAATTTGTATGACCGTAATTGTCTCTACAATAATCGTCTATATATTCGCTTTGATCTTTTGCCATTAGTCCCCCTCCTCATCTGCATATGCTGTTATGTAATCTCCAAGATTCATTTTAACTTCTACCATAGCTTGCGCCTCTGCGTCTTGCTCGTCAACTGCATCAAATGTTAAGTCAAAATTCTTGACCCATTTTTTATCTACTTCTAATGATACTCTATATTTTTTCATATTATTCTTTCTGCTCGCTCGCTTGTTTTTTAATATAATAATTATAATTCCAACCTTCTTTTATTTTTTTAAAATTATTATCAATGTAATTGTGTGCTTGATCATAATGTTCAAACTCTTTAATGATAATATCTTCATCATTAATATTATTACAAACATAACTTTTATCGCTCATAACAATACTTAATTTGTATTGTTTCATATTATCCCTTCTGCTCGCTCGCTAGCTCGCTTGTGTTTTTAATTTGGGGTTGTTGGCGCGGTTCAGCTGTCCGAAAACATCTGCTTCTTATCCAACCTTCCTTTATCGCAAACCCCGTTTTAATCCCAACAGGCGCTTGCGCTCGCGCCTGTCGGTTCCTGTGCTTTAGCAACGCGGGAGTACAGTATTGCCCATTTATACAAACTCTATACTCAATCGATTTAAGTATATTATATAAATTCATTTAATATTTTATTCCTTCACACATTGTCTTAATAATTCCTTCATCAGCTTGTGCGCTTGTTAGTTTAATTTTTTTTAATCCTAATAATTTTAATTGTGATTTTGTTAGCGCTCGACCGCCATTTAATTTTTTAAAACTATTTATATTTAAAATTTGATTATCTTTATTTATATAAACGTATTTAAACATCTTGCACAAACCCCGAATTGTCATAACGCGCTTTACCTTTAGCATATAAACCCGCTATTATGTTTTTTGGGTCTTTAAATCTTAAATCAGTTTTATCAGCATTAAAGACTTTATAACCCCAAAATGTTTTTGGTAATTTTTTATTTCTAAATACAACAGCAACATTACCGCCCATTTTTAAAATTTCTTTAGCGCTTGTTTCATTAGTTGACCCTAAACTAAACGTTAAATGATAATTAGAAGGCATTAAACCATTTAAAAATTTTTTCATACGTATCGGGTTTTTGGTGTAATCATACCATTGCGCCGTTGGGTATTGTTGCATCACGCCCCAATTTTCAACCTTTAAATCACTCATCCCGTTAATTCTAAATGCGGGTTTATAACCTTTAATTTTACAACGGTTAATATGTCTTTTAATTTCTTTATGTAATTGCGCCATAAATGTATTGCGCTCTAAAAAATACCATCTTGTTTTATTGATACGGCCTTGTCTTACTGAATTCATTTGACCCCGCCCCGCGTCATATATGCAATTATCGGCGCAATTATCCGCAAACGGGCAAACATTAAAACCGCTTTCACGCGCGGGCGCAAAATACAATATTGCGGTCATAATTTTTTTAGATTGTCCCTTTATTGTTTTTGGGTTGTTATCTATGTTTAATAATTTTTTTGATTTATATAATTTCATTTAACAATCCATACAGTAATTTTTATATTTTTGATAATCGGGTCTTAATGGTTTTAAACAACTAAAACAAAAACCATTAAAATTTTTGTATTGATTATCTATAATATGGGTTAATTTAAAAATTTCTCTAACATCATTAATATTATTTTCTTCAATAATTTTAATGAAATCTTTTTTATTTAATAATCTTTTTTCTATTGACATATATTCCCATATAATAGTATAAACTCAATATGTCAATACTTAAAAATAAAAAAAGAAAGCGAGGCAAAAATGAGTAAAGCGACATATCCGACTAAATATCAGTTGGAACATTTAAAAAAGCGTATCAATAATGAAATTGACCCATTAATAGAGCAAGCGGAATTAAGCGTTAAATCTATTGTGGCTGATCTTACTGAAAGCGCTGAATTAAAACTTGCTAAAAAAATCAAAGCGGACGTTGTTATAAAAGAACTTGAGCAAGCAATCGAGCAATTAGAAATAAAACAGCGCAAGGCTATGACATTTTTTGGTAAAATAGGTAATAGAGAACTTAAAGATAATTTAAACTATAAGTTTAAAAAATCCGATAGTGATAATTACTACTCACGCGATAGGTACGGCAAGGGTATTCAACCGTCCGATTGTAGAGAACAATTGCGAGATTGGGCGTCGCATCTAGCCCATAAAGAGGCCGAAAAAACACCAGAAGGCAAAAAAGTAAAAGAGCTGAAATTATATAAACAAAGCGCGATTAATTCAGTTTTTGAGTGTGGGGTTCCAGAGCAATTAAACGTCGTATTAGAGAAGGTATTATCGGGCGTTGGTATTGTATGGAATAAAACAAAGGCGCTTCAATTAGAAAATAAAGGATATAATTAATATGAAATATATAATTATAAATAAATGGCAGTTAAAAGATTGCAAACCGCATTATTACTTAAAAGAAGTAGTTGACAATCTTGAAACCGCAAACTCTAAATTAAAAGCGTATCAAATCATAGAAAATGACAAAAATGACCATTATTATATTGTCCCGTTTAATGAAGAGGCGCTTTTATTAACAAATCAAGTCGCATAATTTGACAAAATAGGGCTTCACCGTATATACAAGTGTACGGTGAAACCCGAAAAAAAATTATATCAAAAATTTAAAAAAAATACCCCATTAATACAGCATACGAGAATTGAAACCGCCGTCAATTTTGGCGTGCCAGATGTACTATGTTATAATGATTTATGCGGTTTTTTTATGGTTGAACTTAAACACACAACCACAAATAAAGTTAGATTTTCACCGCATCAAATCTTATTTCATACCCAAAAATCAAAACGGAATTTTCTGTTATTAGAACACGCCCCGCCCCGCGCCCCTTCCTCAATAAAACTTTATGAAAGTAAATCTATTGAAGGCCTACTATTAGATCATAGAGAAGTTAAACCGTTAGCGGTCAACGATTGGTTATTAATTCAAAATAAATTAATAGGCATTAAGAACTAACCGCGCCCCGCGATCCGCAAACCTTCCCTCAAAAGTTGTATGTAATTCTTGCATATACTACATATAGTAGGTCAAGCATTATTCCCACATATTCCCAGGCAAATTGACGCAGACAACCTGTGCTTGTGTCCTTCGGGCCCACCCACCCTAAAAAAATAAAAAAGAGCTCGTGCCCCGCGGGCCCACCCGCCACCCCCCCATCGCTTGAAGGCTTGCTCGTTAATTGTTATAATTTATTTGGAGATTAAAAAAGAAAAAGCCCGGGCGATTTCTCGCCCGGGCCATTTATGTTTATTTATATTTCTTAGGCATATCCCCGGTTCTTTCTAGAACGTGGAACACCTCAGTGACAATTGGATGACCAGACATATCGAACTTAGAAGTGTGATACTTATCGAAAATTCTCCAGATGTACTGAACCATTTTCTTTCTCACAGCTACTGCCCGACCTTCTCCCCAGTCATTCTCTACGTGCTCTAGATATATATTATTATACTCACCTTGATGCTTTCTAACTGCATCGTAAAGAGCATTCATAATAATTTCTCTAGCGATCTCACTATTTGACCACGGCTTACCGTCACCATTGTCAAAATGTTTTTGATCCACACGCGTGCCATTTTTAGTATAATGTGATAACATTATATCTCCTGTGCGTATGTCCGCATCTTTCCCTGCGGTTTGGGACTGCCTACCTTTAAGCCATTCCGGAAAGGTTTGGTATTTATTAAAAGTAAACATAAAAACCTTATACCATATATTCCCATATAATACTATAGGACAGATTGACGCATACAACTTATAGTTGTGCTTGTGTCCTACGGGCCCACCCACCCCAGGATTTTTTTAAAAATAAAAAAATCCCCGAGCCGATTTGATCGGCTCGGGGTTGGTTGTTATTGTACGTCGGTAAAGTCGTTGAATATATTGTGCCAGATATCATCAAAGACTTCTATTTCAGCGCCGTCAAACCAATCCATATAAGAATAAGTTATCTTATAGAATCGTTCGTGCTCGGCTTTGGTGTAGTACCTAACCTCGTCGCTTGGGCCACCCCAACTTAATTGAAGTCGATAATAACCGTCTGGTTGATTATCAAAAGTATTGGCCTCAACGAAATCAAAAGCCAAAATACTTTCATTAAAACGCTCTGACCAATAGCCGTAGTTTTCGTGGCCGAGTGTCTCATTACAGCATTGGTCTTCTAACTCGCTGAATTGGTTTACTCGGTCAGAGTATTGCGCCGAGATTAACTCGGCGCACGTTTTTTGTTTTGTTTGTGTTTGCATTATCTTTTCATCTCCTCTTCTACTTTTTTATCGATTTCATCTAAAGCAAGTTCATAGATCTCGCCCAATGTCATCGTGTTTTTTAATTGAACAAAGTGTATTCCATTTAATTCTAGTTTTGATTTTTTTTCTAGAATTAACTCCCAACACTTACGCTCCACGTTTGATTCTACGTAGAACCAATATCCTTTATAGCTGTTCCTCATTTTTTCCCCCAACTAAGTTTATCGTAAATACCTTTTTTAACTAAATAGTTATAAAGGTTCTTTTTTGTTTTTGGTGCTTTTTTATCATTTAAAAAATTTAACACCGCTTTTGCAAATGACGTGAAACCTGTATATCTAGGATTAGTCATTAGCATTCCTGTTGTTACTTCTCTCTTTAATGCTTGAAGTAATAACTCTTGTTGAAGAGTGAAACCACTCTCCAACACTTCGTCCGCTATTCGCGTTCCTGGTTGCACTACTATCATATCTTCTCACTTTCTGTAGTTAGATTATACCCCAACTCTTTTATCATCTCGATAACTTCTGGAAGTAGGGTTTTGTTTCCAGATATATTGGCGAACAGTTTCGCCTTTTTGCAAATGGGGTAGACACGCTCCACCCCATAAACATTCTTTTTTGATACGATAAGATTAGTTGACATATAAATCTCCATCATCATCTAATCTAAATACATCTTCAGACAAACCACATTTACTATTCATTATAATTTGTCTTAAATGTTTTTTACTTACTTTAATATATTCTCCATCATCTGGAGCGTAAATTAAAACCCAAGCAAAAATGTTTTTAGCTTTTTTTATTTTCTGTCCGATTGTCATATTATTTCTTCTTTCTTTGTTGTTTAACATTAATTGAACCTTATCACTTGCCCTTATAAAGGTAAAGAAATTATTCCCATAAAAACCCATAATGAACACTGTTGTATATTTACTACATTCCGAAATTGCATAACTACATCTTGTGTCACGTCCCGCGATTCGCTACTAGATATTGTGTGTTGCATTTTTATCACTACTATATCTTGTGTTGTATTTTTACCACACACACAACATCTTGTGTTGCATAATTGCAACACTGCTCGTGACCTACGGGCCCACCCACCCGGCCTTCGGCCTATAGGGGTCCCGACACAAATCCAAAATACAAAAACAAACAGACCCCCACCACCCCTCTGGCTGACAAACTGTACAGATATACCTATAGTGTAAGATTTAGACTTATACTTGCTTAAATTAGAAAATGGCAATATTATAGAGGGGGTACCCCTAAAAAAACAAAAACTGGTACAAAACAGAAGTGAAAAAAATTCTGCAAAAATTTTTATGAAACAAGAAGTCATTGATAAGTTACCACCTGACGCCAAAAAACAATTCTTAAAATACGCAATCAAATTATCCGAGAAGAAAAAACAAACTAAAGTTAACGACGATTTTCTATCCTTTGTTAAACACGTCTGGCCTGAATTCATTGAAGGCAAACATCACAAAGAGATTGCAGATAAATTTAACAAGCTCGCGACCGGTGAGATAAAACGATTAATTATTAATATGCCGCCAAGGCATACCAAATCAGAATTTGCGTCTTACCTCTTACCCTCTTGGATGGTAGGACGTAAACCCGATTTAAAAATTATACAAACGACCCACACAACAGAACTCGCGATCCGCTTTGGACGAAAAGCCAAAACGTTAATTGATTCCCCTGAGTACCAACAAATATTTAAAACAAGACTCAGAGAGGACTCACAGGCCGCGGGTAAATGGGAAACCGAGCAAGGAGGTGAGTACTATGCAGCGGGTGTGGGATCGGCGATAACGGGACGTGGAGCGGATCTACTAATTATCGATGACCCACACTCAGAGCAAGATGCATTAAACGTCCAAGCTTTGGAGAGAGCTTACGAGTGGTATACATCAGGACCACGTCAACGTTTGCAACCAGGTGGAGCAATCGTTGTTGTTATGACAAGATGGAATATGAAAGACTTAACAGGAATGCTGTTAAAGAATCAAAAAGAATTAAAATCAGATAAGTGGCACGTGGTTGAGTTTCCAGCGATAATGCCATCAGGTAAACCTGTGTGGCCACAATATTGGAAACTAGATGAACTAGAATCTGTTAAAGCCAGTTTGAATATTGGTAAATGGAACGCGCAGTGGATGCAAAATCCTACAGCAGAAGAAGGATCTTTAATCAAACGGGAGTGGTGGAAAGTTTGGGATAAAGGCTACATCCCACCTTTGCAACACGTCATACAATCCTATGATACTGCATTTTTAAAAAAAGAATCTGCTGACTATTCTGCTATTACAACGTGGGGTGTTTTCTATCCAAATGAAGATAGTCCTGCAAATTTAATATTATTAGACGCGCTTAAAGAACGATTGGAATTTCCAGAACTTAAAAAAGAAGCGTGGGAACAGTATCGATATTGGAATCCTGAGACAGTGATTATTGAAGGAAAGGCATCTGGTCTACCATTAACTTATGAGTTGAGAAAAATGGGGATTCCTGTTATAAATTACACTCCTAGTAAAGGACAAGACAAACACGCTAGAGTTAACGCTGTAGCACCGCTTTTTGAGTCTGGAATTATTTGGGCCCCTGAAGAGAAGTTTGCAGAAGAGGTAATTGAAGAATGTGCATCATTTCCATATGGAGATCACGATGATTTGGTGGACAGTACAACACAAGCGATAATGCGTTTTAGACAAGGAGGGTTCGTGGCGCATCCAGAAGATTACCAAGAGGATTCACTTCCTCAAGTTGAAAGAACTTATTACTAATTATGATTTTAGCAGCACCTTTAGTTATCCCATTTGCAAAAGCCGTTGGCATTTCAGTTGCCACATTAGGAATGGCAAAAGCTGCGGATATGGTAAACGATTACATCCAAGCGAATCCAGAAGAGTCGATGAAAATTTTATCAACGATTGTACCAGGTGTTGGTATCGGTCAAGTCTTTATGAACAAAGAAAAAATATCTTTAGAAGATTTAGACGAGATGACTGATGAAGAGGCACAAGATTTATCCAAAGAAGAAAAAGCAGAATTAATGAAACAAGCTGGTAAGACAGGTGGATCTAACAAACGTCAGACGATGATTGATATTTCTGAAAAGTTAGGATTGTCAGGTGAAGGAAAAGAGAAACAAGATATTGAATATGATATTGATGAACGTTATGACGAAGGTGGTGTTGAAGAAGTCAGCAAACCAAAGTTTGATTATAAAAAGTTTTTTAGAAACAGAAGAGCGGATGGTGGAAGAGTAGGTTTTAATTTAGGTGGTTCACTTACTGGTCCTGCATTAAATATTTATAACAGTATGAGTGCTGCAGGATATTTTACTGACGATGAAATTAGAAATGCAATCACTGCAGCAGGTTATGAAATACCTGATGCATCTACACCAACACAACCAGAACAAGTTACAGGAATTATTAATCAATCTATGAATACGATGGGTAGTGCCCCTGTAGGACCTTTAGGAGTTGAGTCTTTAGTTTCTGATTACAAAACACAAACACAGAACAGACAAAATAGATTAACTAATCCAAATAAAGCTACAGAATTTTTTAATAAATTTACAGGTGGCGGACAAAGAGATATTGGTGAAATGATTAGAACTGGTCAAGTAGATCAAAGAAGATTAGCAGGCATTCCTACAGTTGGAAATATTATTGGTAAAGCATTACCAGATAAATATTTTGATATGTCTTTAGGAGATCAAGTATTCACTCAAGCAATGTCAGGTTATACAGGTCCGACAGTATTTGGTGAAAATACATCTGGACTACAAAAAGATCCATTTGGTTTAAATGTTAGATCTGGTTTTGGTAATTATGCAGAAGCAGTTGGAGAAGATTTTGCTAGTTTAAGAGAAAGTTTAACAGGAAGATTAGCAGATAAATATGGTGTAGAGTTTGATGAAGAGACAGGACTGTTTACAGGAAAAAATGCAGAGCTTGCAAATAAAATGACTAATATGATGAGAACTAAATTTAATTTTAGAAAAGATCAACTCGCTGCTAAAAATAGATTAGATTCACAAATTAAAGCTGCAGAAAAACAAAGACAAGAAGCACAAAGAATACAAAACGAATTAGCAGCGGCGGCTGCAGCAAAAGACAAAGCCGCAGCTTTAGCAGCAATTCAAAAACAAGGACGACAAGATTATAATCCTAATATACACGGACGAACTGATTATGGACGAGACAGTGGAGGTAATCAATCTTTTGATTTTGGAGGAGGATTTGGTATTGGTTCTGATGGCGGTCCAGTAAGTAATAGAACTGGTAGAGGAAGAACAGGATATTCAGAAGGCGGCCTCGCTTCAATGTTCGCGGAGAAAAAATAATGAATATAAAATACAATCCAGACATCGGCGCTTTTGTAAATACTGAAAACGATCAAAGAGTTTCGCAAGCAGAATTATTAGAATGGGCTGCTGCAAATCCAGAACCATTAAAAGAAGACGAAAAACCTACTAGTAGTGTATTGCTAGAGGAAGTAATTGAAACATTTAAAAAAAGAGGATAGATTAGACAAATGGCTGAAATAGATAAACCGTTACCGAATACAAAAACAACTGTAGAACTTCCAGGCGAAGTAGAGATTCAAGAAGCAATCAAAGAAAACGTTCAAGAGATTCAAGAAAAAGGTGGACCTGTTGAAATCGAAATGACAGAAGAAGGTGGTGCAGAAGTTTCTTTTGACCCCAAAGCCGCGAGCCCCGAAGGAACTGAAGATCACTTTGCAAACCTTGCAGAATTTTTAGGTGATGAAATTTTAGAGCCACTAGGTTCTAAAATGGTTGACCAATACAACGAGTACAAAGAATCGCGTGGAGATTGGGAAGACACATATAGAAACGGTTTAGAACTTTTAGGATTTAAATACGAGAGACGAACAGAACCTTTCAGAGGTGCATCAGGTGTAAACCATCCTGTACTTGCTGAAGCGGTTACACAGTTTCAAGCACAAGCTTACAAAGAATTATTACCAAGTGATGGACCTGTTAGAACACAGATAATGGGTGACGTGACTGTTCCAAAAGAAGAACAGGCAAAACGTGTAAAAGATTTTATGAATTATCAAATTATGGATCAGATGAAAGAATACGAACCAGAGTTTGATCAAATGCTTTTCTATCTCCCTCTAAGTGGTTCTACCTTTAAGAAAGTCTACTACGACGATCTTTTAGGTAGAGCTGTTTCAAAATTTGTACCAGCGGAAGATTTGATTGTACCTTATTCTGCAAACTCATTAGACGATGCAGATGCAGTGGTACACGTTATAAAAATTTCAGAAAACGAATTAAAGAAACAACAGGTTGCAGGATTTTACAGAGATGTAGAATTAGGCAATCCACCTGTAACTGAAAATCAATTACAAGATAAAAAATTAGAACTAGAAGGAATTGCTAAAGATGGTCAAGAAGATCAATACACACTTTACGAAGTTCATACTAATTTAGATTTAGAAGGTTATGAAGATATGGGTGAAGACGGCGAGCCTACAGGAATTAAACTTCCATATGTAGTTACAGTTGCTCAAGCAGGTAATAAAGTTTTATCAATTAGAAGAAACTATAGAGCAATGGATCCGTTAAAGAAAAAAATAAATTACTTTGTACAATTTAAATTTTTACCTGGCACAGGATTTTATGGTTTTGGTTTAATCCATATGATTGGTGGATTAACTAGAACTGCAACAGCAGCTCTAAGACAGTTGTTGGATGCAGGAACTTTAGCTAACTTACCAGCTGGTTTTAAATCTAGAGGTATCAGAGTCAGAGATGACGCTCAACCTTTACAACCTGGTGAGTTTAGAGACGTAGACGCTCCTGGTGGAAACATCAGAGATCAGTTTATGACTCTACCCTTCAAAGGTCCTGATGCAACTTTACTTCAATTGATGGGAGTAGTTGTATCAGCGGGCCAACGATTCGCGAGCATCGCAGATGCACAAGTGGGTGATATGAACCAAGCCGCTGCAGTTGGAACAACAGTTGCGTTATTGGAGCGTGGATCGCGGGTAATGTCAGCGATACATAAAAGATTGTATGTTGGATTAAAACAAGAATTTAAATTATTAGCAGAAGTATTTAAAACTTACTTACCACCAGTTTATCCTTACGATGTACCAGGTGCATCAAGAGAAATTAAGGTTCAAGACTTTGATGATAGAGTAGATATATTACCTGTAGCAGATCCAAACATCTTCTCACAGACGCAAAGGATATCTTTAGCTCAATCTCAATTACAACTGGCGCAATCGAATCCTCGTATACATAATTTATATCAAGCATATAGATCTATGTATGATGCGCTGGGTGTGAAAAATGTAAATGCAATCTTACCACCACCGGCACCACCAATGCCAATGGACCCAGCATTAGAACATATTATGGCAATGAGCACAAAACCATACCAAGCATTTCCAGGACAAGACCACAAAGCTCACATCGATGCGCATTTAAACTTTATGAGACTAAATCAAACACAAAATAATCCTGCAGCAATGGCAAGTTTACAAAAAAATATTTTAGAACACATTAGTTTGATGGCTCAAGAGCAAGTTCAATTAGAATTTGTAGAAGAATTACAAGAAGTACAAATGATTCAACAACAAATGCAAGCAATGGGTGCGCAAAATCCTGCGATGATGCAAGGAATGATGCAAAATCCACAAGCAATGCAAGCACAAAGACGTCTACAACAGATTACAAACCAAATTGAATCTAGAAAAGCAAAATTAATTGCTGAAATGCAGGAAGATTTTGCAAAAGAAGAAGAAAAAATTATGGGTGAGTTTGGTGGCGACCCATTATTAAGATTAAAAGGTAGAGAAATTGACCTTCGAGCGCAAGAAAATCAGCGAAAAGAAGAAGAAGGACAAGAAAGATTGGATCTTGATAAAATGAAAGCAATGATGAACCAACAAATCCAAGAAGATAAGCTAGAACAGAACGAAGAACTAGCTGGTTTACGTGCTGGCGTGTCATTAGCTAAACAACAAATGGCTGATGCAAGTAAGATTCACGATTTCGGTAGAAACTTCGGAAAAAAATAGGTATAAACCACATTAAGGAGTAAATTATGGATAAAAAAGTTAAAAAACCTAAGATTACAAAAGAATCAGGTTTGAATAAAGATGGTTACAAGAACGGTGGCATCGAAATTCAAGCAACTGATCCTATGGAAGCACAGGTTGTTGATGTTAGAGGCACAAGAAGAATGCGTCCTGACAAAAAACCTGTAAAAGCAACTTGGTATTAAGTAATGGCTTGGTTTAGTTTAGCAAAGGTAGCTTTGCAAGCTGGCACGCACATTTTTAAAAAGCGTCAAGAGACGAAAATGGCGATGGCAGATGCACAATATATGCACGCGCAAAAAATGGCTCAAGGCCAAGAAGCTTACCAAGGTAAACTCCTAGAAGCCCGTCAATCAGATTGGAAGGACGAGGCGGTTTTATTAATTTTGTCGGCGCCCATAGTGGTGCTGGCTTGGGCAGTCGTAAGTGACGATCCGACTGCGATGGACAAGGTTAAATTGTTCTTCGAATACTTCTCGTCATTGCCGTCGTGGTTTACAAATTTGTGGATCCTTGTCGTGGCGTCAATTTACGGAATCAAGGGAACACAAATATTTCGTAACGGAGGAAAAAAATAATGGCTAATCCAAGATATAACACTCAAGTTGCACAACCGAGAGGAATGAAAGTTGGCGGCAGAGTAAAAAAAATGGGCGGTGGAATGTCTACTGCTAGAAAAGATATGGCTTCAGGATACTACAAAGATGATATGGGTATGAAAGGTGGAGCTATGTATAAAAAAGGTGGTTCTGTGAAAAAGAAAAAGAAAATGAAACAGGGCTACAAAGATAGAAAAGATGAATCTATCGCTATGAGAATAAAAAAGAAAAGAACTAAAAAACAATTAAAAGATTCAAGAGATGAGTCTTATGGAAGATTTGGTTCTAAGGCTAAAAAATCTGGCAAAATAAACAAGTAGTTTATGGCGAAAGATTTTATACAGAAGGCAATTAAAAAGCCGGGAGCTTTGCGTAAATCTTTAGGAATAAAGAAAGGCGAAAAGATTCCAGCTTCTAAATTAAGAGCCGCTGCGAAGAAAAAAGGTAAGATGGGTCAACGTGCTCGACTTGCTATAACTTTAAAAAAACTAAATAAGAAAAAGGCATAATGAAAAAAATAGATCCAAAAAAACAAAAAGGTCTAGCTGCTTTAAAAAAGAAAGCTCCGCAAGTAGTTGCGAAAATGGGCTATATGAAAAAAGGTGGCAGAGTTAAAAAAAGGAAAAAGTAAATGGCTAAACTATGTCCAGAAGGTAAGGCTGCAGCAAAGAAAAAGTTCAAGGTATACCCCAGTGCATACGCTAATATTTGGGCCTCCAAATATTGTAAAGGCAAAGTAGGTAGAACTAAAAAAGCTGATGGTGGTTTTATTGCTAGAGGATGTGGTAAGGTTATGAACAACAGACGTAAAAAAACAAGAATGGTATAATGGCTAAGAAAGGCTTAAAGGAATGGCTAGACGAGAAATGGGTGGACATTGGAGCACCAAAGAAGAATGGGAAGTTTCAGCCTTGCGGGCGCTCAAAAGGTTCGAAGAGAAAGTATCCAAAGTGCGTCCCACTTGCAAAAGCCACACGAATGACAAAGTCGCAAAAGGAGAGTGCTGTCAGACGAAAAAGAGCTGTAAGTAATAAAGGTCCTAAACCAACTAACGTTAAAACGTTTGCAAAAGATGGTGGTATGATTAAACAAGCTCAAAGAAATTATACAGGAAGTTATATATCTGGAGATTTAGGTGGCGTGAGTGTTGGTAATCCAAGTTATAAAAAATATTATAAAGGAATGTTGTAATGAGAAAACAAGACAATATGCCTAAAAGAAATAAAAAGAATTTCCGTCCTACGGAAAAAGGTGCAGGTATGACGAGAGCTGGTGTAGCTGCATATAGAAGAAAAAATCCTGGCTCTAAATTAAAAACAGCTGTGACTGGTAAAGTTAAAAAAGGGTCCGCTGCCGCTAAAAGGCGAAAATCTTACTGCGCAAGAAGTGCAGGTCAAATGAAAAAATTTCCTAAAGCTGCAAAAGATCCTAATTCTAGACTACGTCAGGCTAGAAGAAGGTGGAAGTGCTAGATCGATTTATTTATAATTGTTTTGCTAAATTAGATGATGCAGTTTCTTTTGTAGAGACACATATTATCAAAATGACTGAGTGGTGTTGGCATACACGAGTAAAACTTTTAAAAAAGAAAAGGAGAAGAAAATGAGAAGAGCAATCCTACAAGCATTAGAAGATAGATATAATGCACAAATATCTGAAGCTGATGCAACAATCAAAATTTATTTAGATCATTCTGTTGGAATAGGTGAACATCCACAACATATTGATGAAATAGATAAACAATTATTAAAAATAACAGAAGCACAAGAGAAGCTAAAGGAGTTACAACATTTTAAAATATGATAGATCAATTAATACTTTTAGATAAATTAAAAAAAAGAATCACTGTAACTGTTCAACAAATTGGAGATACAATGATGAGTGGTGGGGTTGACAGTATGGAAAAATACAAGTATTTACTAGGACAAGCGCAAGCTTATCAATTAATAAATCAGGAAATCTCTAACCTGCTAAAAGAAGATGAAAAGGAGCAAAATGACAAAGGAAACGTTATCGACATCGGAAAAGGAAGTACCAAAAACTAGATTGGCACTTCAAGAGAAATACGACAAAGAAAAAAAAGAAGAACCTCACGCAAAAAGATTAGACGAAAATAATATTAAAGACGTAGCTGATCAATTGCCAGAACCAGTTGGTTATAGAATTTTAGTTTTACCTTTTACTCCAAAAGAAAAAACTAAAGGTGGAATTTTATTCTCTCAAGAACAATTAGACAAAGCAAGAATTGCAACAACTTGTGGTTATGTTTTAAAAATGGGAGATCTTGCATACGCGGATAAAGATAAATTTAATAAGCCGTGGTGCAAAGTAGGAGATTGGGTAATGTTCGCTAGATATGCTGGCGCAAGATTACCAATTGAAGGTGGAGAAGTGCGAATACTAAACGATGATGAAGTGTTAGGGACCATAGGTGATCCCGAATCAGTTCTTCATTACATTTAACATAGGAAGGAAACTATGCCGGAAGACGCACAAAAAGCAGAGAATCTCATTGATGTAGGCGAAACAGTAGGAGCCGAAATTAATTTAGATGATAAGGGTGAACCAGAAAAAGTTGAAGCACCCAAAGAAGAGAAGATTGAAATCGAAAAAGTTGAAGAGTCTGTGGAACAACCACAAGCTGAAACTAAAGTAGAAAAAAAAGAAACTCAAAAAGACGAGCTAAAAGAATATAGCGAAGGCGTTCAAAAACGTATTGCTAAATTAACTCGTAAAATGAGAGAAGCTGAAAGACAAAGAGAAGAAGCAATAGCTTTTGCTGAAGCAGCTACTAAATCAAAAACAGAATTAGAAGGAAGACTTTCTAAATTAGATAAGTCTTACACATCTGAATTTGAAAGTAGAGTTAAAACTAATATGGCAGCAGCCAAGTTAGCTTTAAAAAATGCTATCGAATCTCAAAATGTTGATGCGCAAATTGCAGCTCAAGAGCAAATTGCTAATTTAACAATGGATGCAGCTAGATTAAATGCAATGAAAGTTGCAGAAGAATCTAAGCCTGAACCTCAAAAAGATGTAACTATTACACCTCAAAGAACTCAACAACCAGCAACTGACCCAAAAGCAGAAGACTGGGCATTGAGAAATCCTTGGTTTGGTAATGATTCAGCTATGACTTATACTGCTTTTGATTTACATAAAAAGCTAGTAGAAGAAGAAGGTTTTGACCCCAAATCTGACGAGTATTATGCAGAAGTTGATAAAAGAATCAGACTTGAATTTCCGCATAAATTTGATAAGGTAGAGGACAATACTACAGAAAGAGCCAAACCGGTTCAAAATGTAGCTTCGGCTAAACGTTCGGCCTCAACAGGACGCAAAAAAACTGTTAAGCTCACACCTTCACAGGTAGCAATCGCTAAAAGATTAGGTGTGCCACTTGAAGAATACGCAAGACAATTAAACATCACGGAAGGAGCGTAAAATGGACAACGAAAATATAAAAACTTCACGTGCGAGCCAAACAAGAGCGAAAGCTGAACTTAAAAAAGTTTGGACTCCACCCAACTCACTTGATGCACCACCAGCGCCAACTGGATTTAGACATCAATGGATAAGAGCCGAGATCCTCGGTCAACAAGACACTAAAAATGTAGCGTCTTCGTTGAGAGAAGGTTATGAATTAGTGAGAGCTGATGAATATCCTGAATCTAATTTTCCTGAGATGACTGAAGGTAGATACGCTGGAGTTATCGGAGTGGGAGGCCTTTTGCTGGCAAGGATACCAGAAGAGATCGCGCTTCAAATCGATGCTTATTATAAAAAGCAAAACGAGGCTAAAGAAGAAGCAGTTAATAACGATCTTTTGAAGGAACAGCACCCAAGTATGAAATTCCACAGGGAATCTAATACTAGTGTAACCTTCGGTGGTACAAAGAAACGTTAGTCTTCTAACGATTCCTACCCAACGAATAATATTAACCCGTATTAACTTATTATGAGTTAATACACATTAAAAGGAAAACTAAACTATGGCTAATGATAGTACAACAGGTTTTGGCTTTAGAACGTCTATGACGCTTGGAAATACTCCGGCAACTTCAGGACAATCTGAGTACAAAATCAAGTCTGGTCTAGGCGTAGGCATCTTCCAAAATAACCCGGTATCTTTACAGGATTCTTCTGGAGATCAAGGTTACTTACAAGATGCTAGTTTTGCGACA